AGATCATCATGACCGAGTCGAAGAAGCGTTGCCCGGTGGCGCCTGACGGTGGCACGCTGCGCGCGAGCGGACAGGTCCATCCGCCTGAGTACGTCGGCCCGCACATCTCAGTCACGTTGTCCTATGGCGGCGCGGCCGAGGCCTACGCCATCGCGGTGCACGAGCATCTCTCGGAGCATTCTCCACCCTCGTGGAAGGTGGCCGAGGCGGCTGGACGGGGCATCCACTGGAACGTGCCAGGCACGGGGCCGAAGTTCCTCGAAGGGCCGATCAACGAGGCGCAGCCGACCATCGCGGCGCGCATCGCGCAACGCATCAACTTGAACGAGGTGCAGGTCTAATGCCCTTCCTCGATGAACTCGCAGATCGGCTTGTCGCCGCAGGCGTCGGCACGCGCAGTGCCAACATCTTCCTCGGGGCGAACGCGCTCATCCCGCAGGGCGACGGGCCGTTCTTGACGGTCATCGAGACAGGCGGCATGGCGCCGACGCGCATCCAGAACAAGGCGAGCGTCGCGCAGCAGCAGCCGACGGCGCAGATCGCCGTGCGAGGCGCACGCTACAACACGGCGCGCGCGATGTGCAAAGCGGCGTACGACGCCCTCGACGGCGTCTTCAACACGACCCTCAGCGGCACGTTCTATCAGCGCATGGTCGCACGACAAGAACCGACGGACATCGGATTGGACAGCGTGGGGCGTCCCGTCATTGTCTTCAACGTTGAAGCACAAAAGGAGCCCTCGTAGTAGGTAGCTGTTCACCGCACGTTCGAGCCTCGGCCCTCTTATACAGGAGTGTGACACATGGCGATCTCAGGACACGGAACAAAAGTCGCGCGCGCGCCCGCCGCGACGCCGACGGTCTTCACCGACATCGCGGAGATGAAGGACGTCACCCCGCCAGAGTTTTCCCGCAACGAGTTCGACGCGACGACGCAGAACCTCAACATCGACACCTACGTGGTCGGTGTGCTGCGTCGCAGCGGATTCACGATGTCGCTGAACTTCCTCGACACCGACGGATCGCACGACCACCTGACCGGTTTGCTCAAGGCGATGATCACTGAGCCGCCGCCGGTTGACGGCTACCGGATCACGTTTCCCAGCGGCGTCATCTGGGTGATGAGCGGTCAGGTGTCGAAGTTTGCGCCGAAGTATCCGGTGGACGGTCTGCAGGAAGCCGCGGTCACGATTCGACCGACGGGCCGCATGACCATCAACGGGATCATCATCGGCTAGGTCTGCCCCACGCAGCGTTTGCTTCTCCCTTGCCGGTTCAGGGGACCAAGCGTAGTAGGAACCGGCACTTACCTCGGCATGCGTGGGGAGAGCAGGCTATGAGCGAACAGAACGGACAGCAGCGGATCTTGAGCGTCGACGAAATGCTCGGAGCGGACGACGTCGAATACCAGACGGTGCCGAGCTGGAAGGTCAAGGACCCGAAGACGGGTGAGATGATCCAAGGCTACGTGCGCATCGCGTCGCTGAACGCCGAGGACCTCATCGAGTGGCGCGAGGCGAACGAAGGCCCAGCGAAGCGCACGATGGGCATTCGGCTCCTCGTGAGCAGCCTCGTCGACGAGCAGGGCAATCGCATCGGCAGCGCCAAGCACTACGAGCAGTTCAAGAAGAAGTCGAACGCGGTGATGGAGAAGATCCTGGCCGAGATCATCAAGCTGAACGGCATGACGCAGAAGGCGGAGACGACTGCAAAAAACGACTGAAGCGAAGCCCCTCTCGGCGCTTCGCCTATCAGTTGGCCGTCAAGCTCGGACGGACTGACGTGAACGGGATGCTCAGGGCGATGTCGGCCAAGCAGTTTCGCGACTGGGAAACCTATGCGCAGATCGAGCCGTTCAACGAGATGCGCCAGGACTACCGCATCGCGAGCGTGGTGGCGATGATCTTCAACATGGCGGTCAAGTCGGATGACCGCAAGCCGATCAAGGAGTTCCTCTTGCCCTTCGGCGAAGACGTCGAGAAGTCACGGCAGACGCCAGAGCAGATGGAGCGCATGGCCAAGTGGATCGCCCTCTGCTACTCGGTGGGCGCAAAGGATCTGTAGATGGACATCGGGTCACTCACTGGCGAAATCACCCTCGAAGATAAGCTCTCTGGCGCCCTCGACAGCGTCACCGAGAAGATCAAGGACTTCGCTGGTGAACTGGAGGGGATGACCGGGGCTGCGGCCATCGGCTTTGGCGTGCTGACCGCAGCCGTGCTGGCGACGACGGCCAGCATCGTGAAGCTCGGCGAGGAAGGGTCGACGCTGATCGGCGTCGAGACGGCGTTCGATCATCTGGCCGAGGGCATCGGCCTGACGGGTGAGGCGCTACGCGGGACGCTGTCAGAAGGCCTCAAGGGCACCGTGACCGACATGACCGCGATGCAGTCGGTCCAGCGGCTGCTCGTCTCTGGTTTCAAGCTCACCGACGACCAAGCGAAGCTGCTCGCCGAGACGGCCCGCGAGCTGGGCAAGGCGTTCGGCGTCGACGCCGCCTCGGAACTCGAGACGATGAGCACGGCGCTCGCCACCGGCCGCACGCGCACGCTGGCCTTGCAGGGCGTCGTCGTCGACGTCAAGAAGGGCGAGGAGGAGTTCGCCAAGTCGATCGGCACGACGGTTGACCAACTGAACGCCGAGGGGCTGCTCGAGGGCAAGCGCATCGCCATCATGGAAGGCGTCAAGGCCAAGCGCGACGCGCTCGGCGTCTCCGAGCTGAGCTTCAAGGAGATGGTCCAGCAGACGAACACGGCCATCAAGGAATGGGGCGAGAGCCTGGCCAAGTCCGTCGCGTCGTCGCCAGATGTGCTCGAAGCCTATCAGGCGATGAAGACGGCCTTCGTCCAGACGTTCGGCGGCGATAGTCAGGACATGCTGAAGACGGTCACCGGGTGGATCAACACCTTCGCCAAGGGCGTCACGGAGAATGGCCCGACGGTCGTCAAGGTGCTCGGCGACGTGCTCAGCGGCATCAAGAGCGTCTTCGATTTCCTCGCCGCGCACGAGACGGCGATCAAGAACCTCGCCGTCGGCGTCGCGGCCTACGCGGCGGCGTGGGAACTGCTGACCTTTGGCGGGACGATCGTCACCGGCGTCATCGCCGGGCTCAAGGCCATTCAAGTCTCGGCCACGCTGCTCGAAGCCAGCTCGCTCATCGGCCTCATCACGCCCATCGGCCTCGTGGCGGTCGCGGTCGCAGGGCTCGCCGTCGCGGTCTACAACTTCAACAAGCAGATTGCCGACATGCAGAAGCCCAGCACGACGGGCGACCTGCTCGACAGCCTGAAGACGAAGGCCAACGGCGCAGGCCTGACCATCGATGACCTGAAAAAGAAGATGGCCGCGCTCGGCAAGGGCTCGCTCGAAGGCACGACGCTGACGATTCCTGGCATCGCGCCGAAGGGCGGCACGCCGACCGACAACTCGAAGTTCATCAAGGACCAGTCCGATAAGATCGAGGCCGCGACGAATGCAAGCATCGCGAAGACGGCCGAGCTGTGGGACCAGTACTTCACGACCGTCGACAAGATGAACCTCGACTCGGTCGGCGCGCAGGTTCTGGCCATCGACCGCAAGGAGACGGCCGAGGTCGCTGCGCTCGACAAGAGCAAGAAGTACAACCAGGATTACCAAAACCAGCTGCAGGCGATCGAGGCGGTGGCTGATGTCAACCGCGCGGCGATCTTCGAAGATCTGCGCAAGAAGAACGTCGCGGCCGACGAGAAGGCGCTGACCGAGAGCCAGGCGGCGTTGGTCGCCGACGGCGAGAAGCGCCTCTCCCTCAGCACGGCGACGTTCGACAAGCTCACGTCGGCTGCCGAGAAGGAGCAGCGCACGCTCGAGGACGTCACGACGACGGGCCTCGACCGTCAGCTGCTCGACATCCAGCGCTCGGCCGAGGATCAGATCGCGGCCCTTGGCGCCGTACCGCAGGACGAAGCCATGGCGTCGTTGTGGCAGGCGAATGTCGACAAGATCCACGCCATCCAGCAACAGCAGGTCGACAACCTCTACGTCGACAACGACGCGATGGTAAAGAATTCGACCGACGCGCTGCAAGCCATCGCCGACAAGAACTATACGACGTGGCTGGCGATGGCGGCTGATCCTGACGAGTATTCGAAGCAAGCCATCCAAGACATGAAGGACATCGCCGACGCCTCGCAGCGCACGGCGTTGGGCATCCAGAAGAGCCTTGGGGCTGACCTCTTCACCGCGTTGAAAGGCGTCCCGAACACGATCGCCGACGCGTTCAAGAGCGGTGGCAGCCTCCTCAGCGCCGCAGAATCGCTCGGCAGTCAATTCGGGGCCATCTTCGGCAAGCACATCGGCACGTCGATCTCCGACGCTGTCTCTGGCCTCGGGTCGCTCGCGGGCCCCATCGGCGCGGCCATCGGCGCGCTCGCCGGCCCGCTCATCGGCCTGCTGGCCAAGATCGGCGGACCCTCGCAGAACGAACTGGCGGCCCGCTCGACGTTCGCCGACTTCCAGAAGCAGTTCGGCACGCTGCCGCAGACCATCGACGCCGTGGGCGCCGCCTACGCCCGCATGGGCCTGACGGGCACCGAGGCGCAGCGCGACATCCAGCGCGCCCTCGACGCGACGCACGTCAGCGCCGCGGCTGAGGCCTCGGCCCTCGACACGATCAACCTCGTGCTCGACGCCGACAAGCAGCGCACGCAGGACCTCACCGACGCCACGAACGCCGTCATCGCGGCTGGCAAAGGCTACTCGGGACCGCTGCCCG